TTGTTACAATTTAATTACATAAAACTGTTTACATTAATTAGAAAACAGTATATAATGTATATAAATGGTAAACAAAGGAGATAGATTATGAGTTTTAGTGCAAAAGAATCACTTAAATTTTATAAAAAATACAGTTATGATGAGCTTGTAACTACACTATCAGATTATCATAAAGACGTATATGGTTTCCGTTTACGTATGAACGGTGAACCATTAAAAGAAATATTAAGACAATTATTATTCTTAGATAAGTACATGGCCGATCCACGTAATCGTGAAGAATTACAAGAAAGCGGTTGGATCTTTGATGAACCTATCAAAGAAGAAATAGTAGCATCCATGGATCCGCACCCTTGGGGTCCTGGTTTTGGTGAAGAATAAGTTCTGCGCCACTTAATACATATATGCGGACACTTCCTAGGACTGATTCCGCGGGTTAGACTCGACGGAGTCGTTGCAGAACTTTTTATTATTAACTTTGAGGTATATTATGGAGAATTATGATTACACATCAAACGATTTTAAAGAACTACTTAAGGCTAAACTTAACGAAAATGAAGTCGGCATTACTTTTACCAAAAGGGACGGATCTGAGAGAAGAATGCTCTGCACACTCTCAACTTCTAGAATTCCCAGAGAACATGTACCCCAAGGAACAGGAGATACCAGCACTGCTAAAACCTTTTCCGAAGAAGCGTTACGCGTCTTCGACACAGAAAAAGTAGCCTGGAGATCTTTTAGGTTCGATTCAATCAAATCAGTAACATTTTAATTATGTTTATTACAGGAAATACTATGCAATTATTAAGTGAAGATAAAAAGAAAATCAAAGAAGCTTTGCAAGAAGCATCTAATTCATTATTACGTATTGATGCAGAACGTGATATGATCAAACATATAGTTGATGATCTACATGACAACTATAAAATTCCAAAGAAAACCATTAATAGAATGATTAAAGTTCATCATAAACAGAACTTTCAAGAAGAGGTTGCTGAACATGAAGAATTTGAGGTGATGTATCAAAATATTACTAAAGCCGAATAAATTATTGTACATTAATTCGTATTTGGTATATAATAACTATATTATTAATTATGGGAGCAATTAATGGCGTTATCTAAATCTAAAATACAGGCTATGACAAGCCGGCTCAAAAGCACGGCGTATATCACAGTCACTAAAGAAAACTATCAGTCAACACTAATGGCTGCACTGGGTCAATACAACCAAGTTGATGATAAAACATTGGCTAAAGCAGTTATCAACTATGTTAGAAAGACAGATAAAACAAAAGCATCTACATTATCAAAAGCAGCTAATTGGGAACTTGTTAGTGCAGGTAAACTCGTTATGATACTAGATGCTGGTGGTTATCTATCTGAAGATCACATGAATGTATTACAACAAACAATCAACAAAACATACGAAAAGTATTCACAAGTTATGAAGGAAGAGGCTAAAGATGATGTAGTAGAGTCTAAGCCTAAAGCTCCCGTTATATCGATTGATCAAAGAATCATCGATGCGGCTCGGACTCAAAGTGAGGATATTGATTATGCCATTGATGAGTTTATCAATACCAAAGCTTCTTCCTTCTCCACTAAAGCATTCTTACTTAAAAATGGTACAAGCGGTGCTGTTGCTAAGAAGATTGCAGACTACTATGAATATCCTTTAAAAGAAGCACAGGAAGCTCTAGCTGGTGAATGTGAACAGCTTGTTGAAGGTTATTCTTTCTTTACTAAAGCAGAACTTAAAAAGTTTATTGCTTTCTTACAATCTATTGTAGATGAATGTCGACAGCATGCAGTTGTCGTTAAGAAACCTCGTGTAAGTAAACCTAAAGCACCAGGTGTAATTGTCAAACGTATGAAATATTTAATTAAGTTTGATGAACTCAATATGAGATCTGTCGATCCTGCTACATTAGTTGGTGCTGATGTTGCTTATATCTATAATACAAAGAATAGAAAGTTATTTAAGTATGAAGCACAAGATACATCAGGGCTTACAGTAAAAGGTACAACAATTATTAATTATGCTATTAAAGCTTCTGAAGCTAAGACGATACGTAAACCTGAAGTCTTCTTTAAAGATTTAAAAGTAGCTAAACGTGAAATGAATAAACAGTTTAATGATTTGAAAACTAAAGGCTCAGCTGTAAATGGTCGAGTAAATCAAGACTGCATAATACTAGGAGCATTCTAATGATTATACTTGACTATAGTCAAATCGCTTTATCAAATATATTACCGTTTCAAAAAGAAATAAAATATAATACACCCGAACAAACAGTTGATTTGATCCGTCATGCGACAATCTCTACCATTAAATCATATAAAAAGAAATACGCTCCCGAATATGGTGATGTAGTTATTGCGTGTGACGGTAAATCATACTGGCGTAGAGATGCTTTTCCTAATTATAAAGCAATGCGTAAAGTTAATCGAGAAAAATCTGACTTAGATTGGAAACTTATCTTTGATACTCTATCACAAATAAGAGAAGATCTTAAAGAACATTTTCCATATAAGGTTGTACATGTAGATAAAGCAGAAGCTGATGATGTCATTGCAGCTTTAGTTAAATATAGTCAAGAGAATGAATTATTAACTGAAGGTTTATTTGAAGAACCACAAAAAATATTAATTGTTTCTTCTGATAAAGACTTTATACAGTTACAAAAGAATAAGAATGTTAGACAATGGTCTCCAATGCAAAAGAAATTCATTGAGTCCAGTCAAAAAGAAATTGATGAATATATTGTTACACATATTGTTAAAGGCGATAGTGGTGATGGTATACCAAATATCCTTAGTAAAGATGATGTATTCATTAATCAAGAAAGACAAAAGCCAGTGATGAAGAAAAGATTGGCTGAGTTTTATGAACAAGGTATAGATGCTTGTCGTACTGATGAGGAAAAAAGAAACTATCAACGTAATATTATGTTAGTAAACTTTGATTATATACCTAAAGAAGTTCGTGATAATATCATACAGGAATACACTAATTGTAAACCACAAGGTGATAAGATGAAAATCATGGACTATTTAATTAAAAATAAATGTCGTTTATTACTTGACGATATCGAGGAGTTTTAAATGAAATACATAACTGAAGTATTAGAAGAAATTAATTCTGATCCTAAAGTCATTGAACAATATAAAACAGATATGGCATTGAAGATATTATTTGAATATGCTTTTATTCCAGAAAATAAAATGGATTTACCTGCTGGCGATCCTCCATACAAACCTGATGCTGCACCAATTGGTATGTCACCAGCAAACTTACGTATGGAAATGAAAAAGCTATATGTATTTAAAAGAGAAGATCTTAAACCAATTAAAAGAGAACAGTTGTTTATTGATCTACTAGAGAATGTACATCCTGAAGAAGCTAAGTTATTAATAGCTGTTAAAGATCAGAAGCTATCTAAACTTTATAAGAAAGTAACACGTAAAATTGTTGAAGGCGCAGGTTTAATACCTCCACTGCCTAAAAAAGAAAGTGCATAATTGTACATTAAATAACTTTTTTGATATAATTATATTATGAATATTTTTTACTTACATGAAAACCCACAAATATGTGCGCAATATCATGTTGACAAACACTGTGTTAAAATGATTGTTGAAACATGTCAACTTTTATCTACTGCTCATAGGTATCTTGATGGCAATGAAATAGTCGGACATACGAGAACTGGTAGAAAAGCAAAGCGCTGGGTTCTACCTGATTCACGTGAAACTCAGCTCTATCATGCTACACATATTAATCATCCATCAACAGTATGGACAAGACAATCAAAAGCAAATTACTTATGGTTACATTCATTATTAATGGAATTGCTTAAGGAATATACTTATCGTTATGAAAAACAACATAAGTGTACAGTACTAGCCGAAGCTCTTAAGACTCCTCCAACTAATATTGCTGATGTACCATTTACAGAACCTACTCCAGCCATGCCAGATGAGTATAAAATAGCTGGTAATTCAATACAATCTTACCATAATTACTATAATGGTGAGAAGCAAAGAATGTTTAATTGGAAGAAAAGGCAAGCTCCTTCGTTTATAAATAACTATAATATATTATCAAAGGAATAATATGCCTTTATATGATTTTAAAGATACAAACACAGGTGAAGTATTCGAGAAGTTTATGAGTATTGCATCTAAAGAAGAGTATTTAAAAGATAATCCACACATAGAATCAGTACTTGGTTCTAACCCATTGATAGATCCTGTAAGACTAGGTGTCCGTAAAACAGACCAAGGTTTCAAGGAAGTCATGCAAAAAATCCACGCTAGATCACCAGGATCAGAACTCAATAAAACATTCAATACGTAAGGAGCTATATGGCTAGACGTAAGGCAGCGTCTCACCCGGAAGGTGTTACGCAACCACAAAAAAGTAATTCATTGACAATTAAACCCGATATGCTAGTAAAGATTGATCCATTAACTGAGAACCAAAAAAAGTTCTTTGATGCCTATAAGTTAGGTAGTTACTTTATAGCGCTACATGGGGTTGCAGGTACAGGTAAAACATTCTGTGCCTTTTATAAAGCAATAGAAGAAGTATTAGATAAAGGTAATTTCTTTAAAAAGATTATTATTGTAAGATCTGCGGTACAATCTAGGGATATGGGTCATTTACCTGGAGATGTTGCTGAGAAGATGGAAATCTATCAACAACCATATAAACAGATTTGTGAAACTTTATTTGGTCGGTCAGATGCTTACCAAAGATTAGAAGAACAAGGATACGTTAAGTTTATATCTACATCATTTATTCGTGGTATGTCATTTGATGACGCTATCATTATTGTAGATGAAATGCAGAATATGAACTTTGAAGAGATAGACACTGTCATGACACGAGTCGGTTATAGATCGAAAATCATGTGGTGCGGTGACTATAGGCAAACAGATTTAAGGAAGGCGAATGATAAATCTGGCTTGCTTAAATTTTTCGATATTGCTCAACATATGCAGTCGTTTGAGCGTATTGAATTTACAGTAGACGATATTGTAAGATCTAGTTTAGTTAAAGATTATATTACAGCTAAACTAAGATATGAAGATCTCGTTGAAGAACATTAAGGAGAAACTTATGGACGGTTTATTAACAATGGTCATGGATTGGGCAAAAGCTCGTTGGGCCGAAAGAACATCATGGGATGGCGCTGCGCTAATTGCTGTAGGTGTATTAGCACTAGTTGCTCACCCTCTTGTTCATGTAGCAGCTTGGGCAGCCATTGTCTGGGGTGCATGGACACTATGGAAAAAAGAAAAATAAGGGAGTAAAAGATGTCATTTGAATTCGATTTCACACAAGCAAAACTAGAGGACCTTTTGAAGGGAAACAAAGAAGTGTCATCTTGGCATGAAGCAATGGTTGAATACTTTCCTAAATTCGAGATTACTACAGCTCCAAGAGTTGCGGCATTCATTGCGCAGTGTGGACACGAATCAAGGAATTTTACTGTACTCACAGAAAACTTGAACTACTCGGCCGAAGCATTAGATAAAATATTTCCAAAGTATTTTAAAAATGCTGGCCGAGATGCTCAAGAATACCATAGACAACCAGAAAAAATTGCCAATGTAATCTATGCTAATCGTATGGGTAATGGTGATACAGAATCTGGAGATGGTTGGTTCTATAGAGGAAGAGGCCCAATCCAATTAACTGGTAAGGATAACTATACAAACTTTGCTAATGATTTCTTTGATGATCCTGAAACAGTTATGGATGATCCTGATCTACTATGTGACCACATACCAACCGCTTTATTAGCTGCTATTTGGTTCTGGAACAAGAATGGACTAAATAAGTATGCTGATGAAAAAGATATTAAAGGTATGACAAAGAGGATCAATGGTGGATATATTGGTTTAGAAGATAGAATCAAGCACTATGATCATGCTATGGAAATCTTAGGATAATAAATGTTAAAACATAACGATGGTTTAAGACCAATAAGTATTGGTTTATTACTAATACTTGCAGTTTTACTATTAACCAGTTGTGATAAGGCTGAAGAGCCGGTAGTACTAGAAACTGAAGAAATAGTAATCACACCAGAGGACACCGGTGATGATACTAAATATACTGAAGATGGAAGAAAGTTACCTACTTTAAAGAAAAAATATCAATAAAGTAGTGTACTTTAATTCGTAACTATGATATAATATCTATATAATGAAGAATTTTATACATCATGAATACCCTGTGATCAAACGTATTGATACCGATAATGGTAGATTATACGAAGTTCCAAATGGGAATCGTTACCCATCCGTTACGACTGTAACCGGCAAATTAAACGAAGCTGCAATTAAAGCATGGCGAGATCGCGTTGGTGAAGACGAAGCGAATCGTATATCGAACAGAGCAGCGAGTAGAGGTACTCAGATCCATGAACTATGTGAATCCTTTCT